CCCGTCTAGACCACGACCTAATACCTGTAGAAGAGCACTGAAGCTGAAGAGCTGAGGCCCATTGGTTGATCCTTGCATAACTAATTGTTATTCCTGTTCCGAGACCTCTCTCTCCCAGCACAAAGACCTCACTGTTGAGTATGTTGGAGGTGTTTGGCTTGATCACTTGAACCAAGTACCCATCACGTTGTAGCTGTTCTGCTACAAAAGCGAGCAGCTCTACTCCCTCATGAAGAAACATTTTGAGAATGCACACCCGTGGAATCTGACTTTGCAAAAACTCCACCAGCATCGTCACAGCCGTTTGGTAATTCTCCACACATCCCTCCATATCCCAGGTTAGGATGTCCAGTGAGTCCCCACTTTCCCTAACACATTGCTCAACTTCTTCCCAGGTTCCTTTGAGTGTCAGATCTCCGGAGAACTTGCTGGAGTAAGGAACATTGACTACCCTATGGCACACCAAGCATGGACATAATGTGGCTGGAGGATAATACCCAACCCCTATGGACTTGCTCATTGTCTGTGAAATAATCAGTGTGTTAAACACTATCCTCAGCTCTGGCGCTAGATGGAGGAGCAAACTGCAAACTGACCCACCGCCTTCCGCCAAGCACACCCCGAGCTTGAAAGATGATATTGACTGGGTGAGGTAAGAAAGCACTTCAGCAAACTTGAACCTTGCTCCTGAGGCGGGAGCCGCCCACTTCACTAGTTGTGTGAGATCTGTAACCTCCTCATGCGGGATCCCAGTCCCCTGAAAGCTCAGGTGTGAAACACCCTCTACAGGAGTTGGCAGCTCTGGGAACTGATCTCCCAGATACCCCACAGGCATAGGAGGACCATTGGCGTCCCTGGGGTTAGCAAAATCGGGAAGTGGAACAAAGTTTGGCACAGATACCGGCAAACTTCCGGAAGGGTCCAGATACCGAGATTGGCCAATCAGCACATCTATATCAGAGACTACAAAGATCTTCAATGGAGATGCCCGTCCGCCTCGTGCTGCCAGGTATGCCAAGGGATCTACTTGATCTTGTAGCTGTGGTTGCTGCCTATAATGAGCTGACCAGGATCGGAGGAAATGGTGTAGCCCGAGGACACTAGCATTTGTGTGCTTGAGCTCAACAACCATTGACACTTCCAGCCCATCGGCGGATGCTTGCTCTGCTGCTACTTGCAACCCTTGGAGGAGAAACAACACCCACTTGCTGGACAGCTGTTGGACTGACCAAGCAGGAGGGTGACCTACCAGTTGTGTCAACTCCATCATCTTTCCAGCTGTGAGCAAGGAATCTAAGACCTGTCGATAGGCCTCAACATCCTGCAACCCAGTGTTGTTGGAGGTAAGCACTTGGAGTCTCCGCAAGCTGCTCCTAAAACCTGACGAGGGTCCAAGACACCTGTGGAAAGAGAGTGCTACGAACAAAGACCTGAGCAGGGTGGGAAGAGGAACCTTCCTAATGAGGGAGATGTTCAGCGGTGAACGCATCGGGCCCTGTGTAATGTCAGTTACTCCCCCTCCAAATCGACCTAGCTGGAACTTCTGGATCATTCTTGCCATTTGGGCTGCTAGAGCTGCAGACAACCCCTCCACATCTGTGTCTGGAGTCATCAAATTTAGCTCCTGAACACGTGCTTTTGACTCCAGCTCAGCCTTCACAGAGTCCAGGGATCTTGGAGATGTCCGGAACACAGAGATAACCGACAATGGGGGTACTTTGATAGCAGATAGGCAACTGTAATCCCCTTCATCAACAGGGTAAGAGCAGTGCTCCATTTCCACCACAGCATAGCACGCTGAGGTCTGCACAGGGGAGACCCGGAGGGTCGCAACTACATGTTGGAGAATGCCTTGAAAGAAGATAAGTCTATTACTATCAGAGTCCTGGAACCTTGACGCCCTATCGGTAGACATCCTGTACCAAGTAGACACTAGGCTTTTTCCTAAAGACCAAGCTCCCATGTCGGTGCCCCGGGTGTAAAATCTATGCTCCATAGTACCCCCAACAATGAAGGTTCCAGCATTGGTGAGGTAATCAGATAGCCCAGGAACCCTCAAATCGATCTCCGCACAGAGAGCTTTCATAATATTGACATCAGACCCCTTGAAAGTCACCCAAGAAAACATTGCTGTCAATGACCGAACCAGCCCCGCGAGATCCAATCCCTCTAAATTGACAAGCTTTATTGTTCGAGAAGGGTCTGGAGTCCTTGACCCAACATATAGACTAAAGGGTCCTCGTGAAGAATCTAGTATATCTTTGACCAGTGGGATGCTATGAGCGGGGGTCACTATGACAGAGTGCTTTTCCTGCTCTGGCGTAATCGACCTCATCATGCGAACCTGCTCAATCACACTCGGGATGTACGGTCCCCTTGGAACAATGTCCCCTAGTCTCCAGGAGTGGGCAATCAGAAATATTCTTGCCGTGAAGGTGCATTTTGGGTCCCACCCGACAGCTGTGGCCCATTGGAGGTACGAGTTTCGGATGGATCGGATCAGCTGATCGACAAAGGTCATTGCCAAGGGGACTGGACTCTCTAGCCGCTTCCTTATCTCTTGTGCATATCTTCTGTCAATATCCAGTGTTGCCATAGCGAGGCCCTTGTCTGCTATTGTCTGATCTTGTCTTTCTGCCATTTTAATCAGAGACTTTACCTTGCTGACTTTCGTCAGTGATGAGTGTGCCTGCCCAATATGACTGCTCTCATAAAGTGCGTGCACAAGAGACATGTTAAGTGGTCTGATTGTACACAGCTGTTTTGCAAGAGTGATCCTATCCTGTCGCTGAGACACTTTGAACAGGGCAGCAATGGTTCTATTCCGAACCCTCCCGTCTCTCATCAGATCATCTTCGGTGAGGCGCTGCAATCGTCCCTCTACAGTTGACGACTTCTGCAGATTCGGGCTTAGTGGATTCAGGACAAAATCCAACATCCTCTCGTCATTGACATCGCCAAATCTAATGTTCACCGCCCGTCCGATGAGCTGGCGAAACTCGGGGTGCTTTTGATATAGCAGAGATAGCAGGGCAAGAGAGTCGGCCAAGGGGTCCTTGTTGCCCGAGTACATAAACGAGGGGAGTTGTAGCGTGGAGTAGTAGCCAAGCTCTGATCCGACCCAAGTCAGCAGCACAAGCTTGTTAACCTCTGTCGGAAGTAGCTTGCACCAGTCCGGGTTGGCCAGAATACCGCTCAGCATTTCTAGGTAAGCTAGGAAAGGTCCAACGAAGGGGTGCTTAACAGCAGCTGCCAGCGTCATACCAGACCCCATCGCAGTCTGACAATGCGAGTCCAAGGAGTACACCCCGTCCTTCACTCCGGCTGCAAACTTGGTTGCTTGCTTGAGACCCCCGAGCAGAGGAACTCCCTTGTAGTAGTACTTCCTCTGGTAGGCAAGAAGAGCTGAAGAATGCCATGTCTCCTCTAGCTTTAGTTCTAGTCCAAACCTTGAGAAGTTGTGGGCCAAATTGGCTCTTAGCCGGCGCAGGAGTCCAACTTGATCAATCTCTTCTGTCACATCTACTAGTAGCACTTGGTTGTCTCCTTGACCAGTCAGCTCGTATTTCTCAGTCAATCCCTCCATTGTGTGGTGGATGATCATCTGGGTGCAGAGGGTCCAGATTTTCTGACATATGCCCTGGTTACCTCCGTTGTAGCCCTCCCAGAAATTCTCTCGGCCATGAATCCCGGGGGGGTTGAAGGACTCGGAGGACACAAAAACCGATTGCTGAAATGGCCACATCAACTGGTCCCACCACTTAACTCCAAACAAGTCGTTCAGCAACGACTGGACCTGATAGGTAGATGACTCGTAGTGAAAGTGATTCCACGCTTTGAGATCCATGTGAACCGCTACAACTTTTTTGCTCGGATCAGCCATAGTGGCTGTCAGGCGATCAATCCTCTTAACAAGATCTGCCCCAGAGGATGTGGTGGTTTGCTCATTGAAGTAGGGATAGATAGAATCACTAATGTTCCTCTCCAAAGTTGATGCTCTCAGTCGCACATGCGGATGGAGTACAGAGTACATCCTTAGCTCGTACTTGTTCTCCAATTCCTTTCCGAGCACTGCGATGATTCTCTCTGCGAAGGCTAAACCGTGGGCAGATGCGCACGCCTCGAACAATGCCTCTATGTCTATGACCTCCTGATCCAGGATCCATTGAATGAACCTGCGTTCTTGCTTAGGGCCTGGTGCAGTGAGCCCAAGTTCTCTTTGCACTGCAACCGAGTAGTACTGGGCCACCTGTTGCCTGTCCACGCCACATGACTTGTCGTCCATGAGGTTCAAAGGGTCCGGTAGATAGTTAAACTCAAACACCTTCTTTGGAACAACCTTAGCCCACTCACTATTGGGAATCTTGTTGAGCTCACTGAGTGAGGGGCACACTCCGGTGGAGTAGATTGAGGCGATGCGAGAGTCAAGAAATAAGTCCTGGAGGATGGGAATCAGGGATCCTTCCCTCATGTAGTAACTGACTAGTAGTCGCTTGAATAGCACTCCCTTGACCTCACTACAAAAGGAGAACTCAGTGGATCGTATCTCTGTTCCGTAATCTAGCATCTTCTTCATCCCAGCTTCTTCAGAGCCTATGGGTAGCCAGTGCATCTTCTCTTGACCAAACTGTTCCATGAGTGAGTTGACACCTCTTTCTCCCTGGTCACGCAGGTACTCCCGGAGAAAATCAGCGAGAGCGGAAGCCTCAACCCAGACAAGCATGTTACTGCTTTGCAAGCCATCTAGTGTTCTCTGGAGGTACTCAGTGTCGGTACACTCATCTCCAAACTCCTCGAGAATCACCCCAACACAGATCGCCTCCAGCATCTTGTACACAGAGCAAGCCTGGCACGCCAGCCTTTCGTAAATCTGGTCCAGCTTGTGATATAGAACTTTTGTTAGTTCGTAAAAATTGGTACCAGCAAACGGAGAGATGTTTCTCACTGCCAGGGAGTAGGCAGTCGCATGGAAGTGTGCCTCAATCTTATCTAGCACGTTCAAAAACCAGGTGTAACTGATGATGACGTGCGACGATGCCCCAACAGGGATTCTGATCAGGTTTCTACGGAACACAAAGCCAGGTAGAGTAGGGATAGTGAACTCTGGGGGCTTGGATGAAGCCGCGTGAGCAACCTCAGAGTGAATCTTGCACACAACTAACTTCCCTCTCCATGTCGCCACCAGATCCGGATGGTTAGCCAGCTGAGCTGCCAGATTCTCAGGAGAGCAGCTTTGGTCAATACCCAGCGACCCGTAGATCACTTCTGCCTGCATTTGAACTGACTTGGTGGTAGCCTCCAACGCCTTAACCAAGGGTTTGTCAGCTCCTTGGAACAAAACACTGGCCCTTTTGAGCACAGTATCTTCCAGCTGAACAAAGAGAGGTCTCCCTTCCACAATCCCAGAGTGGTCTGAGATCAGTTCGGAGGCGTCCCAGTCACCTGCTTCCCAGAAGAACTGGTGTGGGGCAGACTTGTAAAACTCCGCCATATTGGTCACCAAGGCAGAATCGAGATGCCTACTGTACTGGACAACATTCTTGGGAGCATAGGGAGTTCGCATTTTTGA